TTGCCTTGATCATAGACTTTCGCTCTGCTCAAAAAAGAGAACGTTCTGACAAGAGTGTCTTTTGAAATCGTTTCTCTTTTTGCGAGTTGATTTGCACGTTGCCAGCCTACAGAAGTACCGCAGTCAGAGCCGTGTTTCTCGCGATGATCGAGAGCGCGTTGTGCATTGTTTGACGCCGCTTCTGGATAATTATTGTACGGCATCGTCGTTCTCTTCAGTTGTTTGTGCTGATCCTACTTCTGTCATGTTCAACGGTTGCAAGTAAGCATCACCGCCTTCGATTGGCGCGAGATTCTCCATCTTGCGAACATCATTGGCGCTGATCCAGCCCCATTGACGACCTTTTGTGTATGCTTCGTATCGAGATCTGATGTCACCTCTGAGAAGTCCTTCCATGTTGAAGCGCACATAATAAGATGAATCCGTGAATAGTTTTCTGTTGAATTCAGATTCCCAGCGTTTAACCCAAGGAAGTATCGTGTTTCTCTGAAACTGGATGCCTTGTTCTTCGATGTTTGCGCGAGTGCTTGAGTTCTCGAGACTACCTAAATATGCGAGAGGTATTCTGAAGAAACGTGCGATATCTTCAACGCCGAACTTGCGTGTTGAAATGAATTGTGACTCTTGCGGAGTGATCGACATCTTCTCAACTTTCATGCCTTCTTCAAGGATCGCAGTCTTGTGTGCGTTGTCGAGACCGGAGTTGCGCTGATGCCATGATCTGATCATGCGCTTGTACGCTTCGTCACTTAATCTTCCCGGGTGTGTGAGAACAGCAGAGATGTTTGCGCCGTTGCCGAAGAACGAACCACCGAAGCGATCTGCGGCGAGTCCGAGACCGATTGATTCACGCGCTGATTCGATGACAGACTTTCCGACGATGCCGTCGAAACCAAGCCCAACGATGTGAATCACTTCACTATCGTCAAAAGTCTCTTTCTTGTCTATTGTATAGAACTTTTCATCTTGATAGACTTTCACCTCAACACGATCTGGATGTACTGGGATCAATCGCACAGCTTGTCCGGATTCATTGCGTTTGATGACGATGAAAGCGTTTCCGTGAAGACAGAGATGTGCTTGACACACTTCGCGAAGCGTGAAGTCTGTCATCATCTGATTTGGATGGTGAATCAACTTGTTGATCGGATGATCTTTAGCGTCTCTGACGATCTCGTTCTGTGTTGTTTTTACATCCCAAGGAAGTGATGCAATCGTCTCTGAGATGACGCGAACAGCGCCGAAGACAGCAGAGAGTTGCATTGCTGTCGTTTCTGTGATCTGAATTCCAGTTTTGCTTTCGTTACCAGCGAAGAGCCACTCAGCAGGATTTGAGAGCGATGTCGAAGGTCTGTTCGGATTTGATCTGATCGCTCCAAGAACTCGAGAGAACAAGTTTTGATTTTCTGCCACGCGTTGATGTCTTTGAATGAAATTTCAAAACAAAGCTAACTATCTACGAATGAATAAAAAAGACACGACTCAGATTTCTGAACCGTGTCTACAACAAAACAACACGTTTAACGTTCGCCAACGAGTAATTCTTGAATGTATTGTTCGATACCAGTGTCGTAGCCTTGAGCGTCTACCCAGTTGCTTAGATGAGCGATGATGTATGCGTCAGCGTGACGCTCGTGTTCTGTGTCTTGAAGTGCTGTGCTGATCAACTCGATCGCTTCGTTTAGATATGTTTGCGCTTCTTGAAGATGATTGACTCTTTCTGATGTTGTCATTTCGCTGTGATTTTTTTAGTGCAAAATCTTGAATCGAGATCGTAGTCATCTGGGTTCTCGCCTTGCTTGATGAGATGTTTCTTTCTGAGTTCTATGAACTCTGGCCATACTTCTAAGAAGATACCGCGGCCGTGAGTTAAATTGTTTTGAAGTTTTCTGTGTCTTTGTTGCTCTGCTCGTGTCATTGTCTTATTGTTTTATAAGAGAGCGACTCTCGTCGCTCTCTCTGTTGTTTCTTACATGTCTGTCCAGATGTCGAATCTTCCTTCAGTGCTGATGAAGTCACGAACTTCAACTGATTTTGTGACACGCTTTCCTTCGCCGAATACATGCTTCAAGAATTTCACTTTGAACTCACCATCAATCTTCATGATTGATACTGGGATAAATCCGCCAGCGTGAATTCCAGATGAAACTGAAAGAGTGTCGAAGAACCAGTTCTGACCGAATTTGCGAAGTTGAAAGAAACGCTTTGCAAGAAAATCTTCTTTTCCGTAGTTCTCGATCGTTTCAACTTTGAAAATCATTGTGTCTTCTGCGATTCTGCTTGATACTCTTTCAACAGAGTCTTTTGCATATACTGCGAAATAGAACTCATTGAACTCTTCAACTGATGAAGACTGAAGTGTCATGTCGTAGTCTGCATTGAAGACGTTACCGAAAAGAGTTTCGATTGTTTTCTTGTCGTTGATCTTCTGAATCATTGCGTCGATGTCTGTGATCACTGGGTTGATTGTTGCTGTTGTTGTCATTTTGTTGTTTGTTTTGTTGTTATTACTGGTGTAAATGTACAGCTATTTTTTGAACTCACAAGTATTCACAAAGAAAATATCACATTTATTTGAATTTTGAGTACAAACACTCTTTCGTTTTAGTATTAAATACTCAAAATCAAATAGTAGTTGTCTCAGATATGCAGTTTGCTTTCTCTGTGCGTGTGTGTTTACACACACAAACAGAAAACCAAACAAAGAGACAAACAGAGAAAAATGTTTTTTTCCCTCTATATATATAGTGGGAGAAAAAAACAATTCACAAGCATTGTGAATATCTACAAGAACCGAATCTCGCTTTCTTCATATACAGAAACGCCGCTCTGATCAGACTTCTCGATCGTCATTTTCTCACCGAGCGCCATGATCAAAGCAACAACGCCATCGATTTTATCACCAGCCTTTGACTTTGAGAACTTCACGTTCTCTGCATCATCTTTCTTGACGACGACGTTTGATACCATCCAGCGAAGCATCGCATTGCCACCGTGATGAAGTTTCTGCTTCTTGATCAACACTTCAGCATTCTTGATCGGTGCTGTCATTGAGATGAAACCTTGACCAAACGGATCAGTCATGATTCCAGCATCAGACAATTGATTGATCAGCGCGTTTGAGTTCCATCTATCGTATGCGATTGATGTGATGTCGAATGCAGTTGCACATTCAATGATCTTGTTCTTGATGACATCGTAGTCAGTTGAGTTGCCGTCAGTGACAATGAGTTCGCCTCGAGAGACGAATTTGTCATAAGAACCGCCCGTTGTGTTTCTTCTTCTCTCAACTGCACTCTCTGAAACAAAGAAGTACGGCAAGACTTTCATCGATCCATCTTCAAAAGGAAAGATCAACACCAACGCACACACATCTTCAACTTGAGCGAGATCGAGTCCGCCGTAGCATTGACGACCTTTCAATTGTTCGATGTCGATGTCTTCACCAGATGAAGCCATCCATTCAGCGTCAGTGATCCAGCCAGAGAGTGAAGAGACCCATTGATTCAAATGCAACTGACGAAACGCAATCTCTGAAGACGGAAGTGTCTTCGCTTCTTTCGCCATCTTCACGAAATACTGCTTCGTGATGCTCACTTCATAATTAGGATTCGCTTTTCTCCATACTTCTTCAGAGTGAATGTCATCATCTGGTTCTGCTTCATATATAAGAGGAAGAAACGTCTCGTCATCAACAGAGCCGTCGCGTACTTTTTTGCCGTACGAATACAACTCATAGCAGATCGAGTTCGGATCAAACATTCCAGCCGTCGTGATTGTCATCATCAGTGGCTGTTTCCGCGCACCCATAGAAGTAGCCATGACGTCCCACAACTCACGATTCTTCGCCGTGTGTAGTTCGTCGTATACCACCATTGATGCATTGGCGCCGTGAAGTAGACCGGCCTCTGCCGCGACTGCTTTCAGAAAAGAGTTCGAGTCCTTCAACACGATTGAGTTCTGATACACTTGACACGATCGCGAAAGCACAGCAGAATTCTTGATCATCTGTTTGCATACATCGAAGACGATCTTCGCTTGATCACGAGATGAAGCGCAACAATAGATCTCAGCACCTTTCTCTGCACCGACAAACAATTCTGCAAGTGCTAACGCCGCAGAGAGATTTGACTTTCCGTTCTTTCTCGGAATCTGCACATACGCTGTTCTGTATTGTCTCGTTCCGTCTTCGTTGATAGTTCCGTATAATGTGCGAATGAATTCTTTTTGCCAGTCTTCAAGCATGAATGCTTTTCCTGCAAGATCTCCTTTCACATGCGTACACACACGCTCAATGAATTTGATTCTGATCTCTGCTTTGTTGTTGTCTTTCATTTTAGTCGTTTAATAAATCTTCAAGAGATTCAACTCTCTCTGGTGCATTCAGTTTTGCTCTTGATGATGCAGTGAGTCCAAACTCTGGAAGCATCTTCTTCAATCTGTCCCAGCTTTGTTGCATCAGCGCAAGTTCCGGTCTCGGTCTGTGCATCTCATCGCCTTGAGCTGTCGTCGTCACATAAGTGGGTCCCAGTTTTCTGATCACAGCT